ACTATCATCTAACATACAATAATAATGCAAGAAAGGTATAAGAAAAAGAATACTGTTCAATAATAACAGTACAAATTTTCATAGAACTTTCCAAATGCTCACACAAAGAGCAAAAACAATAAGGTGAATGATATAATATGTATATGAAAACTGATAAAGAACTACTAAATGACTTCACAACAACAAGAAACCTCAAACCAACCACAATAGAAAGCTACACAATATTCATAAAAAACTACACAACACAACAACAAAAATCAATGGTGGAGTTAATCAAAGAAGCAGAAAACGAAGAAGAACAAGGCATACGATGGAAACACCGAACCCTCAAAAAGAGATTAATCAGTTACAGGACATACCTATACCAGAATTATATGTCCAGTACTGCGAAAATGATGTTCAGTAAAATACTAACAATCTACAAACATTACGAAATAGAAATCCACGACCTCCCCAAACATCAAATAAATGGGTATCAGAACCCACCAATCACTTTCAACGATTTACCTGACAAAGAAATAATAAAAAAAGCATTAGACATCAGTAAACCACGAATGAGAGCAATAATCCTATTCATCAGCAGTAGTGGTTGCGGTAGAAGTGAAACAGTAAATCTCACAATACAAGATTTCATAAATGCAACAAGTGACTACCACAACAGTACTGAAATCTATCCTGTACTAAATGAACTGAAAGACAAACAAGACATAATTCCAAGATGGGAAATATGCAGAAACAAAACCAACAAATTTTATACAACATTCACAAGTCCCGAAGCCACATCAGAACTGATAAACTATCTCATCTCATCAAACAGAACCTTACAAAATACAGACAGATTATTCAATGTCGGCATAAAATACCTCAACCGATTATTCAGAGAAACCAACGACAAACTAGGATTAGGGAAAAAAGGCAGTTACATCAGATTAAGACCCCATATGCTTCGTAAATATCATGCAAGTCAATTATTCAATGATGGTTGCAGTATTGAATTTGTTGATGCATTGCAAGGACGTGGAAAAGACACAACACACTCCTCATATTTCATGGAGGACCCTGAAAAACTACGAAAACAATACATTAACCATTTAGATTGCTTAATGATTAACTGGAATAATATCACTTACAAATCACCTGAATACTTGAATTTGGAGCAGAAATATCAGGCTAAAAAAGATGAAGTTCAGGAGATACATGATCGCATACAGACAATTGAAAAAATATTGTTTAGTAATGATCCGGATTTGCGGAATGTGCTTGATGATGTATAGTTTTTTCAGGTTTTTGTTTGAAAGTGACCCATGTATTTTTCTGAAATTTGCTGTACAATTAAGTGGTAGGTTAGTGTTTTTGTTGAACGAATGCTTGTTAAAGGTTTATCGGAAGGTTTAAATATTCAGAAGCATAATAAGTATAATTGGACAAAGATATTTATATTAACGAATTATAAAAATAGTATTCGCAATAAATATTGTAGGTTCATCTGGTGTTGGAGCACCTCACCTACAAATTATTGCAGGCTACATAAAATAAGATACCGCACAAAGGTGAAAGTATTTCAGTAACCAATATTATATTTATGGCTAAATCTTATTTAAGGTTTAGGATTTATGGAAAAGAGCAAAAAGAGGCTATATCATTCGTAGCGAGAGCTATCGTTGATTGTGTGTTTGTTTTTTTAAAAAAAATAATAGGTTATTTTTCTAATTTTTTAGCGATTACTATTATTTTGTTATCTGTAATATCTACTTCCCAGTCCATAGTATCTCCTGGTTTTACATTTAATACTTTCACTATTTCTTTCGGTAATCCTACTCGTAGTGATTTAGATTTGGGGTTTGCATAATGTATTTTGCTTTTATAGTTGAACATTATCATATGCTCCTTGTTTGTTGTTTTATGTATATATATTTGGTATTTTTGTAGTTATATACATTACTAAAAAGTAGATACCTAAATAGATACTTTTATATAGTATAAAAACAAAGTATTATATAACAAGTTAAAATTGATAGGTTGGAGCTTATCAATGAAAAAACTTGGCACAAAGGTGAAAGAAATGAACGAAATGATTAACCGTGGTTTCGACCACATAGGTGAAGCATATCAAAACCACTTCGATATGCTCAAAAAAACAATAGCAACCGAACATGAAGAATTAAACCGCATGCAAGTAATTGCATGGGCAACATTCTTCCAGGAACAAAGAATTCCTGAAACATACATTCCATGCCTTAATAGTGAGTTATACGAACAATTAAGGGAAATCATGAACCAACCATTCAGTACTCCTGTAGGGATTATTGAAGACCTTGAAATCAGCTTGGTTTATGAAATCATGGAGGCTGAATAAGTATGTCCTCCAATAACCCTATTTTTAACAAAATAAGTACTGAACATCCTGAATTCAACAAGATGCAAGTACTCACATTGACTGCTTTCTTTGAGGAACACATGATTCCTGAAAGTTACACAGTTAATATTGATGAAGAAATATATGCAAGATTGAAAAACATAATCTGCCAACCATTAAATGCACCAGCAGACATGGTTGAGGAAATGGAATGTGATCTTGTATTCAATATTATGGAGGCAGACAATGTCTTCTAAAAATACTATTTTTCCAAGAGAATTCCTCATTCATCACAACCGTATCAGTGATGAAGAAAGACTTCGTCTTGAATTAGCAGGATACTATTTTTTTAAAAAATTGTCTGCGGAAAAAGGAGATGATTAAACATGGTACAATTATCTCCTGAAGAAATCATGGATGAAAGAATCTTTGATTACCTCCACTGCAGACAAACAGCAGAGGAAAAAGAATGGGAATTAAGGATTCGTTATGAAGAATTCCTCCAACAAGAATTATCTGAAATTCCACATTGGAGGGATTAGTTATGGATAATCAAACAATCCGTAATGCCTTCAGAGAACTCAAGGAAGACCAGAAAATGGTCTTAACCTGTGCAGACCACACATATATCCTCTATCAAAAGGATATTATATGCTCATCTTCTGGAAATGACCTTCAAATCACAAGCGGATATACTGCAAGTGGTGATTCAAGAGGGATCTCACAGAGCAAAACTGAAACAATGTATATCGATTGTACTTATGTACAATCTGCAGTTATTAAAGACAGGGAGAAATTCTAAATGAAACTATTTCATAGGAAACCTGAACCTGTAAGGTTGCACAAACCTGAACCAAGATTATGGTGTAGGATTAATTATTTCTGCATAGAAAATGCAGGAATAATACTATTCCTCATAACCTTACTCGTACTAATTTTAACAGTAATTGTCACCTGCATGATTGTAGGAGCAAATGGAGGGTGTTTAGAAAGTACAAACTACTACACTCACCTAAAAAACATTTAAAACGGAGGAATATTTACATGATTACTGAAACAATAAAAAAACTAAACAAAGAATTATGTGATGCTGAAAAAGAAGGCATCACATTATTAGAATCACATCTTGACGCAGATAGTGACCTGAAAATGAAAGAATCCCACATCTTACTTACAACAAATAAGGAAGATTGGAAAACATTAGGAATCACCAACGAAGCAGGTCGTAAAGCATATATTCGTAAAGAATGTGAAGACCTGCAAAAAGAAGTAGACCACACAAGTCTACAATTGGAAATCAATAAAACAATGCAGAAAAGCCTCAAAAGAAGATTAAACTTCTGCATGACACTACTACAACAACAAGGAGAATAAAATATGAAGTATTTAACAAATGCATTCAGTATACAAATGTTACGTGAGCCTAACTGCCTCGTTAGCTTCCATGAACTCGAATATGATGAGTTCAAAGCATTATCCTACGATGCATACAGTATGATAGGACATGAAGACCTCGCAAACATATTAGGGGTTAAATATAATCGTGAAAACATCAAACTCAACAAAGATGATGTCTGCTTCGTAGCCCAAGTATGGGGAGGCAGATTACCAGAAGGAACCAACGAATTACCTGAAGGAGTAGAATTAAGATTCTACTGTGTAAAAATCATAGAAAACCTCAAAATAGGAGAATAAAAGTATGTTAGAATTTGAAGACAAAAAAGAATTAAAAAAGAAAGTACTCATCTATGGAGAGGACGGAAGTGGTAAATCCACATTCGCAGAAAACTACTGCACAAAAAACAATCTAAAAGCAGTATGTATAGATGTAGAAAAAACCAACTTCACCAACATTCCCATAGTTAAATGTGACTTGGGAAATGATAAAAAAGCAGTGAGAAACATTAAACAAGTAATTGCTGATGTTTCCGAATCAAAATATGATACACTAATCATAGATGGGGTAAGCACATTACTGGAAATACTTGTATCCGACGCAAGAGGATTAGCGAAATACAGCGATCGTGCAACCAACTTCCAAAATATCCTCCAAAAAGCATTGAATAGTAAATTAAACATCATATTCATAGGACAAATCGACATGGAAGTAATACACACAGAAGAATCACAATCAAATAAGCAAATCATCAAGATAAACAGTTTAGTGAATGAAAAATACTTAACTGTGAAAACTGGTGATGGAGATGCTGCAAAATACAATTACATAACTAAAAAATTAAGGAAATGATTAAAATGGAAATTACAGATGTAACAAACAAAAGAAACACAATCGATGACATCATTATTGAGGAAGAATTCATCGAAGAAAAAGAATACACTGAAGAAGAACAAATTCGTATGGGATATGCATCAGCATATCCTGAAGACTATGTTGATGACACAATCACCATCAATGCATTCTATCTTGGGGAAATGGATGTAAATGAACATAAGGAAAAAAAGAATGGTGGAGAATATCATAGTAGCAAATGTGTGCTGCAATGTTACAATGATGCTCAAGAAGTGAAAATCCCATTCTTTATTGAAAATTTCAAAAATTATGAAAAAGAAACAGATACCTTAAAAGTTCAGGGAAACAATGTTCTTGCTCGTTTGATTAAAAAATTAAAAGGTGGGGATAATAACAAGTTTACTGTTAAATTTGAGGATTTAAGAGAGTTAATTAACAATACTCATGATGTAAAAGTCACAGTTAAACAAATCACTAAATATGGTGGTTTCAAAGAATGTACAATTGAATAAAAGGGAATTATAATGAGTACTGGAAGAATACTAACCGATAAAGAAACAGAAGCAATCATAAACACCTATGACAGCTTCACAGGAGGATACACAGACATACAATTAGACAAGGAAATAATCCCCTCACTAATCCAGTACATGAAAGACGAATACATCGAAAAAGAAACCTGTGGATACATCATCAGCCAATGGAGTCCACTAAAACACGATGAAAGGATAGAACAAATCTACAATGGTTCTATCCCACCCATACCTGCAAGAACCAACCTAATGACAATCCTCAACAAAGAAGACTACCACAACATTGAAAAAGCCATAGAACCACAAAAACACGAAGGCACAATATGGGAAACAATCGACAACCACACAAGATATGTGGTGAACTTCAAAACCAAGGAAATCTACCAGGAAAAAGAATCAAGGCAGAAAGAAGGACACCCATTAATAACCACGGTCCTTAAATGTGTTCCTAAGGAATTAATAGTCTATGACACTATCCTATTGGACCAGCCACGGAGTTTTAAGGTTACATGGGAGTCAAGATTAAGTACAAGACCATTCACCACTGCAGGTGAAGCAGGTGGTGCAACAGTCAAAGAAATAGAAGAATACTTAATCAATGCCGGTTGGAGCTCATCACCACGACTTGTAGGTGGAGCAGTATCCGCCACAATTAACAGTTTCATTAAAAACGATTTAGCAGTTGTTCAAAAGGATATTGACAATCCTGGATTCTATTATGATAGTGAAAAAGACATGATTATCAGTATTAAAAAAGAGGTCCGGGAACCTTCACAGGCTGAATTGTTGGAGGCAGTCAATGTCTTAAATCAACTTGGAGATGTCTTTAAAAATAACACTTCATTGTTAAGTACTGTTTTAAAATGGGGATTGTTAAGCATATTCAGTTATGCGAAAAAACAAGTGGGAAAATGGATGCCATGGCTATATTTAAAAGGTTCAGCTGGTTCAGGTAAAACCACACTTGCAAAAATAATTCTATACCTGCACGGAACACCCACACCTGAAAATAATATAGGTGGATCCGGTTTCGACACACAAGCTCGTGTAGGAGCAAAACTATCAAAATCATGTGACCCACTACTGGTCAATGAACCTGCAGGGGCATTCAACAGATACAGTGTTGTGGAAATGATAAAAGTATGTGTAGAATCCATTACAGGTAGGGGTAAAATGATTGGGGGAAGTTACAGGCAAATACCTGCATTCTCCCCAGTAGTATTTACTGCGAATCAGTATTTGCCTGAAGATGATGCATTACTCCGTAGATTCTATGTGTTAAGTTTCAGTTACAGTATGAGGAAAACAGAGGCAGAGAAGAAGAATTTTGAAAGAAAATTCAATATTGACTCACCTGACAGAAGCTCATTAAGGGCATTGCATTATCTTGCAGATGCAGTAATCTGCGAAATAATAGCAAATCCCACATACCTCTATGATGACTGGAGAGAATGTATTGACTCAATACTATCACTTATCAACGCAGACATGGACGGAGCATTACCAGAATGGTTATTCAGTTGGCAAGAGTCAGAATCATTAGAAGATTTTGACAATACACAAACAGAAGACATTAGAATGTTCTTTAATGAACAATTCAATCAAGCAAGGAAGAAAATAACCTTGCGTGACGAGAATGGTTTCATCACAGACCACGAAATCGAAGAAGACAGTACAAGTCTTGATTTCGAGGATATTAACTGGAACATTATAAATAACCGCATGTTTTCATGGGCATTACCGAAAATCAGTCGTAACCATACAAAATATGTTTGTTTCACTCAAGGCTTAAGAAAAGCAATTAGTGAGAATATTGATTTTTGTAGTGACCTGAAAAGCATTGGAGAATTACTGGGTTGGAAGTATACTACGGTTAATTTTGGGAAGTCACAGGCGAAAGTTTTGAAGGTGAATTTTAGTGAGTTTATGGAATTTTTATATCCAAATTTGGAGTGGGATGATGAAATTACCTGAAATTACCTGAACATTACTTGGAGGTTAAGTAATTTCGGAAAATCCTTTAGAGTGAGTTATTGAGTGATTGGAGGATTTTCCATAGGTTATTTTCAAGTAATTTTTGAAGTTACTCAGCCGGGGAGAACATACCTACTATAGAAAAAAAACATGAGGACATATGCAAGTAATCAAGTAATTAAGTAATTTCAAAAGTTATGAAACCACTAAGTAATCAAGTAATTAAGTAATTTCAAAAAATAGGTGATGAAAAAAATGACAACTGAAAATAATATTTGCTACTACTCAAAAGGAACAAAACATGAACTATGCCCACATCAAAACTGGTGCATATTCAATCCTGAAAGAATAAAATTAGAAGAAACAATAAATAAACTAACTAAATTATTAGAAACAGCTGAAAAACAATACAATCAGCAATTAATTAATGGTGAAGAATTAATATTTACAGAAGAAGATTTAATAGCAATTAAAAATGATTTGAAGAATATTAAAGAATATGAAAAAAAGGGGATAAAAAATGATGACAGTCAGTCTTGATCCAGACAATCCTAACATAGTATATAGTTACAGAATACCTGAAGATGACATTCTTTGGAAAAACATAACTCGACAAGAATTCCTCAACAGGTTAAAAGACCATTGGAACATAACCGAAGAAGAACCTAAAGTTTGTGTAAGCTATCCCGATTATCATGACAGATATGATAAAGAAAAGTTAAACCAGAAATATCCTGTGACAGATTCCAAATTAAGAGAAACATCATATTATGTTTATGATTTCAGATACCATATGTTTTATAATCATAGAAAAACAACTTGGCGGTTCGTACCTGAAGAAGTAATACAAATGATTAAATTAGAGAAAGCAGGTTATACTATAAAAGAAATTTATCAGAGTAAGGATTTCATTTATGATGTTGTGAGTCTTGAAACTTTATACAAATGGTTCTCATCGTATCATGAAGGAAAATTGAATACTGCAATCAGTTTTATGATTGGTAATCATAATTGGGTTGGTGATAAGCCTTTGAAAAAGGATTATATTATGAGGAGGATTTAATATATATGAAAAGTTCTGATTATGGATACTTTTTATTAAGTATCATTTTTATTGCAATAGCGGTTTATAATATTATAGTTTTATATGTTTGCAGTTATATTGTAGGGGTAGTATTTGGTTTAAATGGATTAGTATACTATTGTAGTGTGTTCCTATTATGGTTAATAATGGGAGGAATACTCGCAAAACTAACATAAAAAGGGGGTATAGGATAATGGAAGCAGATTATACAATAATGACAAAAGAAGAATTACAACGAAGAATAAACTACGACAAGGAATTACTGTTACTACCAACAATGTATGATAAAATGAACGAAATGGTGGCACAAGACAGAATACAATGTGAAAAAGAATTACAAAACAGAAACACAAAAAATTTCAAGATCGTGGAAAATGATTACAGTGTCTGGGATAATTATGATTTATTTAAAGAAATGTATTATAATCATCTTGAAATAACAAAACAAGAAATTAAAGAGAGATTAAAATTATCCGAGTCACAATACGCCACCTTGTTAAAGGAATGTATGAATGAAACTGGTCTTAAAAGACAAGGCACACTTAATAAATTAGTACCAGTATCAAAGAAGGATTTTGGGAGTAATTTTTGGGATAAGTATGCAGAGTTTGAGGAATTATACCTTCATGATTTCACCATCGTAAATGCAAAAAGCCTTCGCGAAATACTCAACTTGAACCTGTACGAGTACAATAAATTACGGGATAAATGCATTAACAGGAACAAGAGGAAAAGAACCAGTCAATTTGACAAGTTAATCCATATTAAAGAAGATGATTAAGTATGAATTTCAGAATAATCGAACCAACACAACAACAAGAAGAAGCAGAATATAAACTATTCAAAAAATACTACAAAAACAGACTGGACCTGACAATCCAAGAAATACAAACAACATTACAAATCGGACCATCCAAATGGCGAAGATTCACAAGAAGACTTAAGGAAGAGGAAAAAATCATAAGGTCACCAGGAACACATAAAATTGTAGAATATGATGAAACAATAAGGACCAGGGGAAGACCAAAATTAACTTTTAAAGAGTTTGAAGAGTTATATTTGAAATTTAAAGAGTTATATGAGAATAGATTAGATTTAAGTAAAACAATGATATTGGAGGAGTTAAACATAACAAATTATACCTATCGCAAGTTAAGACACAGGTATACTTGTGAAACTGGTATGATTAGACATTCAAATACATATTGTACTAAACTGGTGAAAATATGAGTATTATTAGTGATGCATTAAAAGAAAACCCGGATTTAAGCATTGATGAAATCCTGAAAAAACACAATGTCAACCTGAATGATTGTATGAAAATTACAACATTACAATGCAAAACAAAAAAAAATCCGGTGAAATACATACATAGAGTACATAAACATTATCAAATAACCAAACAAGACCCTGAAACATTGAAAAATGTTTATTACGGAATGTACCGTAATATGGAGGAGGCTAAAATGGTTCGTGACAAATTAATAGAATATGACTGGGATAAAAACAGATTAAATGAAATATTAACAGAATTAGGTGTTGAGAGAACAACAAGAAAAACAGGGAGGTATAGTTTATGAGTGTGTTAAGTGACAAAGACATTATGGAAAGATGGGAAGAGTTATTTCCGTATACTGATAACCTATTAGCTTGTTTACAAAATCGAGTTCAACCTGCAAGTGTTGATTTGCAGTTAAATAGAGTACTTAAAAATATTGATGGTGAAACATTCTATTTAAATGAAAAAAATAAGTATGTATTGCAACCTGGTGAATTCATATTAGGTTCAACAGTAGAATATGTAACACTTCCTCATGATATTGTTGCTCGTGTTGAAGGTAGATCAAGTGTGGGAAGGTTAGGTGTGATGGTTCATGTGACTGCAGGGTATATTGACCCTGGTTTTATAGGTAATATTACCTTGGAGTTGTTTAATTGTAGTGATAAACCTTTTCAGTTGAATTTTGGTGATTGTTTGTGTCAGATTGTTTTTGAAACATTAAGTAGCTCTTGTAAACAGCCGTATGATGGAAAATATTATGGTGATACAGGTGTTGTTTGCAGTAGATGGGGGTTGGAAAAATGATTGATTTGTTAATAATTATTTCAATCATATTCTGTGTTATTTTTATAGCAGATATTATTTTAACATTTAGGAGTATAAGAAAAGAACCGGAACGATTTGCTGAAGCAATAAATAAGATGAAGTGGGAGAGAACTGGGAGAACTACATTGGAAACTAATATTAGTTTATTAAACAGTGAACTTAATATTTTACTTCATAATGAAAATGCCTGTGAAGAAGTAATTTGTAGTGTTAATAGGGAGATTTCAATGTTGCATAGTAAAATTAGTTTAATTAACAATACAAATTTGGTTCAAAAAGCAGGGCATATAAATGATTCCCAGATAAGAACATTAATATTTAAACCAGAACTCATGGATTTACTAAAAACCACTGAAAAAAGAGCTACAATAAGGAAATCTGATAAAGGATTGAAAAAAGGAGATATTGTGAGATGTGTGGCGACTGATGGGAGTTCAAAAGCATATCGAAAAGTACAAAAGATTGAACAAGTGAAATTTAAAAACTTACATTATAGACATGCTAATCGTGAGGGGTATCATCATGTTGAATTGTTGAAACAGGAATTAAAAAGTAGTTATCCAGATATGAATGATGATACTGTTTTATATCAAATTATATTTGAGTTACCAAAATTTCTTTGGGAGTTGTTTTAGAATGTATTTTTATAAAATAAAAGTCCATCACCCATTATTTAAGTGTGAAAAGATTATAATGATGCATGATGATTGTTTTGATAATCATCAGTTGAATGTTATTGTGCAAGAAGCATTTGATGAATGTATAGAGAAATATTGTAACAAACCATTATTAGAAAAGGGAAAGGAAGCCTGTAGAATGGAAGTTGAAACCATTTTTAAAGAGTATCTCCCGTTACAATTAAAAAATCATGGATTTAAGAATATTAAAATCAATGAAACCTGCTCAATAATGAGTGGGACATTATTCTGTGATAATGGAGTAAATAATCCTGTATTAATGGATAGATATAAAGATGAAACACTTCCTCCCTGTAAAAAATGTATGAGAGAAACATATTTTGATTATCATGGTAAATGTTTTGTACCTAATACACGAAAAGACACTAGCCTACCTACTACTCGTGTTGTGAAAACAATTCCTATTGATTTAAATGAAGAAGATGAAAATAAATATGATTTTAACATAATTGTATTAAAACAATATTTCATTAATTCTAATAAGTTAGTAGAAGACTCAAAAATAGCAGATGCTGCCCTTGAAAATATATTAAATAATAACAATTTTAAAAATTTTTATACAGAATGGGGAGTAAACGCAGACGGTACACACGAAGGAGATATTTTCTGTGAGTTGGATACTGATAAGGATAAAGAAAAATTTAAAAAACTGTTAGATGATTACGGTTTTGTCCTTAAAGATGGTGAAGATGGTTTTTGGATAACTGGGGTGAAAGAATGAAAGTAAAAGAAATAATTGAAATATTACAGAAACATAGTCCTAATCGAGAAATAATATTCTTAAGCGGTAACAAGATATATACAGTTAAATCTGACGACCCAGACCAAATAATTACAGGATTTACACAAAAATACTTAGATAATATAGCTGTCATGCATCTTAAAAGAGGATTATGACAGAAAAATGGGAAGTTGAATAAAATGAAGGTAGGAAGACTAATTGAACTATTACAAAAAGCATCTCCTGATGCGGAAGTAATGTATAAATTCACAACAGATGGCTATACATACTAATCAAATATAACCATATTAGAACTTGAAGGTCTTGAAACTTATAACAGACAGGATGTTTTAAAAAAAGTGGTGATGAGAAATACTGCATACTGTCAATAAAAGGATCCTTATCAATATAATCCTAAAAGAGTGAGGAATTAAATGATTAGTTGCACTTATGAATTAGAAAAGGATGAACTGAGGTATAACACACTATCTGAATATGATGAGGAAATAAAAAGGATAGATGAAATATTAGATAATTTTAAAGAATATATTAACAATTTTCCTCAAGAAATGAGCATTAAACCGGTATATATTTTTATGGAATATCTTCGTGAGGAATTAAAAAAAGAAAAAGACAAATTAGAAGAGAATTTATATTCCGAGGAGAAAAATAAATGAGATTCAAAACCCTACTCCAATACGATGATGAAATAAGAATGTATGATACAATGTTGGATATTTTTAAGAAATGTGTTGAAGAATACTCTGAAGAGATAGGAGGAGAACTGGATTATGAATTTCTTAGATATGTTCAGGGTGAGTTAAAAAAAGAAAGGGATAATTTAGAATTTTATAAAGCTACTCAAGAAGCTTTTGATAGGTGTGATGATTCTAAAAAAGGCATGTCTGTAGAAGAGTTTCTTAAAGAGTTAGAGAGATGGTGTTATGATTGATGAGAAATTATTATTAAAGTTCATTAGAACAAAAAAAGAGGAAATAGAAGAAGAAGTTTTCTCTAATTATAAAAAACATACAAAAACTTTGGAGAATATGGAATCAATGGAAGCTGTAACTGCTATTATTGATATTCATATTTTGATGAATCTTACTCGTGTTCTTAATGAGTTGATTGAAATAATTGAAAGTGGGAAATTTGATGTGATTGAAAATCCAAAAAAGGGGGATAAAAAATGAAAATCGACAAAATAAGTGGAAAAATAAGTGAAGAGTATAAAAAACAAGAATTGAATAGACAAGAATTTCTTACAAGGATAATGAAGCCTACTAATCCTTATGAGAAACACAACTCAAAACAACTTGCATGTGAGTTTATAGAGGATTTTACACGACAAATAAACCGTTCAATCATGGCGGAAAATCAGATATTAATAACAGAATTAAATAGTATTAAGAAATTACTAAATGACTTGTATGATGAAATAAATGGAAATTACATAGAAACATTAGGAAGAGATGATGAATTAGCTATTGATTGTGCAGATGCACAATTACAGTTAATTAAAGAAATAATTGATAGAGTGGAGAAAATATGACTAAACAAACAATATGCGTGGATTTTGATGGAGTATTGAACGAATACAATGGTTATGAGGAAGGTAATCTTGGCGAACCATTAAGTGGTTCACAAGACTTCATCAAAGAACTTCGTAAAAAATATAAAGTGATAATATTAACAAGCAGACCAAAAGAACAAGTAATTAACTGGTTAAGTAATAATGGTTTCCCAAGTATGGTGGTAACTAACCGTAAACTTCCAGCTGTGGCTTATATTGATGACAGAGCAATACCATTCAATGGAAATTACAAACAAGTACTAAGCAAAGTAAAAGACTTCAGACCATATTGGGTGAAAATATATTACAGATTATATTATACAGATACTGGTGAAACTATAGCATTATGTAATACTGTGGATGATGCACTAATTATCGGGGAAAAGCATTATAGAAAAAGAAGTATTGATATAGAAGAATTAGAAGGGGTGTTAGAATAAATGTTAATCAACATAAACATTATCGTATTAACAATTGCAAGCATCTTAATTATACTATTATTTTATAATTTGTATCAGACTCACCAAATGAAAAATAGGATATATGAACAAGTAAATCCTACTGAAGACTGTAAAATAAACAGGTTTGTGAAGACACAGTATAAACAATTAAAACAATGGGAAATAAAAGACCGAATGCGTGATGTACAACCAATTGTTGTATGTGTGCGTAATGTGCCTGAGGATATTGCAGAGGAAATAATAACCTATAGTTTAAAATTAATGGAGGAGAAGATGAAATGAAAACAGTACATTTAAACATACACGATGACCTGCACCAGTACTTGGTAAAAGTTAAGGAGGAAGCAGGTAAAACAGATTATAATATTAGTATGTCTGATATTATCCGTGCAAGTATAGTATTCTTCCTCACAGACTTGAATATATATGGATATAATGAGAAACAGGCATTACAGCTAATACAAGCACAAAACAGTTTATACAATGAACACAATTATAACAGGTTAAATGATTTACCGTTCAAATAAAAGGAGGAGTAATATAATGGAAGTAGTTATCGACAGTAGAGAACATCACCGAATAAAAACCGCAAAACAATACTATCAAGAACATGACTGTAAAGTACAAATAAAAGAACTACCCATAGGTGACTACCTATTTGATGATCAGGTTGTATTTGAATACAAAACCCAAACAGATTTCATAAACAGTGTCCGTGATAATCGTGTATTCAGACAAACAATAAGACAACAAGAAAACTACCCATATCATTTCATAATAATCAGTGGAACTGATAAAGACCTCACACACTTATTATATAGTAAATATAATGGGAGATACGGACACTTCACAATCAAACAATACACTGGTGCAATCGCAAGGTTAAACACCTACACTACAGTGATACAAGTACCAACCGAGAAACAAGCATACCGAATGATGATAACACAAGCACAAAAATGCCTAACCAATACTATGGGTACCGTGCAAACAAGTAAAAAACAGGTAATACACGAACCTATGGCTTATAAAATATTAGCTTATTGCATACCTGACATCAGCAATACCAGAGCAAAGAAAATAACAGAAACCCTAAAACTTGAAACCATGAATGACCTGACAACATTAACATTAACAGACTTAACAAGTGTACCTGGAATTGGGGAAAAAACAGCAGAAAAAATACTACAAAACATATGAAAACTATAAAATGTAAATGGTGTGGAAAACCATTCACTAAAACACACAACCGACAAATATACTGCACACCACGATGTAGTTACTATGCAGGTTTGGAAAAAACAAATAACCGAGTCAGAAAATACCGATTACAAAAAAGAAAACAATTTGGTTATGAATCCGTGAAAAACCTGGGAAGCGGACATCTCGGACCTCACCCTGATACGAATATGGTGAAAGAAGCAGTACTTGTACGGAAAGAAAAAAACAGGTATAAGTTGTAAATCGTTACACTGTATATATAGAAGAAAAGGAGGAAATATTATTTTTAGGAATTTCCAACATGATCACATACCAGTACCTTGTACAAGTTGTCACAGTACTTGCAGGTTATTATATGACAAGCATCATGACCAAGTATTCTGTGAGAAATGTGGTTTAATAATATATGAAACAGGGAAAGTCCACGAATAATAACCCCCTCCTCCTATATTTTTAATAATACTTTATTTAATTAATAAATATAATAGAGTGAATATATATGAATAACGAACTATTAGGAAACATAACCACAATAATAAAATTTATTGTAATGACCATAGCACCATACCTCGCATTAACCGCAGACATGCAAAACCAACTAATCGCACTAACCGTAGCCATAATCGGATTCATATTAGCCTACTTTGATGCGAAACACCCAAACACCATAATCGACACCACCAAAAATTGTGATACTGATGACACCACATAATAATTTCTGCTACAATGAAAACAGAATAACCACACTCGAAACCAAAGCCAACCACCGCCAACACGAAATATCAGAATTTAAAAACCGTATAGACAAACTGGACAGCAACCTTGACAAACTATGCGTAAATGTCGCAGAAGTCACCAGTGTACTATCCACACTCAAATGGGTGATTGGAATCAGTATAGCATTGTTCGGAGGAATCTTTGGATTTTTAATCATAGGATTAATCAAGCTACTATAAAAATTATATAAATTACACAATAAAAAAAAGGATGGATTGAAATATGGAAATAGAACATATTAAAATAACAGATTTAAAACCAGCGGAATATAATCCTCGTAGAATTAGTGAGGAGGATTATCAGAAACTAAAAAACAGTATATCCACTTTTGGATTGGTGGATCCGATTATTGTTAATTTGAAGAATATGCATATCGTTGGTGGACATCAGAGATATGATGTCCTGTTGGATGAGCATATGTTGGATAATGATTTCGTGGCTGAGTTGCCTATGGTCCGGTTGGGTGATGTTGGTTTTGTGTTCACTGATACCAGTTTGAGTATTGAGGATGATGCTCATGAGAAGGCTTTGAATTTGGCTTTGAATAAGATTAGTGGTGATTGGGATAATGATAAGTTGAGTATGGTGTTGGAGGATTTGGAGGATTCTGATTTGGATTTGGAATTAACAGGATTTGAGGAATATGAATTAATGGAATTAAAATTTAATAATGATATAGAATATGATGATAATATTTCGGAGTCTGATTTATCAGAGAATACATCTTCCAAGGAAGTTAAGAGGATAATTTGTCCTTATTGTGGTAAGGAATTTGATGAAAACTAATTTTTGGTAAGTGGTTTGATGAAAGTATATTGTGCTGAACCTGGAAGCATTATTAAGGAGGTTTTTATGAAAGTTTATTGTGCTGATTCTCAAGATATAATGAACAATCCACAAATTTTAAAAAAACTACCCTCATTTAACATATTAACAAGTTTCTATTACATCAAAGATTTATCAATATATTTACCCTTTACGAACAACATATTAATTGATAGTGGAGCATTCACCTTACAGCAAAAGAAAAAAGCAAACTATACCAAATATTTTAAAGAGTATTGTAAATTTGTGGAAGCACATCATAACAACCCTAAAATACAAGGTTTCTTTGAATTAGATATACATGAAAAAGTAGGATATAATCAAGTATTAGAGTATAGGAAAGAATTATTTGAAATCACATCTAAAATAATTCCAGTATGGCATAAACCATTAGGTTTAAATGAATACAAAAAGATGTGTGATAATTACAATTACATCGGTGTGAGTTGTGTGAAAGACAGAAGCATACCTTCTAATAAGTATGGTTCTTTTGTAGGATATGCTCATCAACATCAAACAAAGTTTCATGGTTTAGGCATGTTAAGACCTAAAATTTTAGATAAAGTGCCTTTTGATAGTGTTGATGGAACAAGTTGGTTTAAAGCAGCTCGTTTTGGTAAAAGAAAAAACCGTAAAATCAACACGAATTATATCAAACAGAATCGTGTTAATTTAGTGTTCCTTGAATTATTAGACCATATACGGTTTCAAAGAAAATATGAAGAAAAATGGAAAAATTATCAAATAAAACAAAATTTTAAGTATGGAGGAAACCCAAATGCAAAAACCATCAAAAACAGAATTATTCAGTATATTAGCAAGTATATTTTGTACTTGTTTAATCATAAGCAACATATTAGCATACAAAACATTCACAATATTTGATATAGTGCTACCCTGTGCCGTAATCATATTCCCTGTAGTGTATATTGTGAATGATGTACTCGCGGAAATCTACGGATACAAGAAAGCAAGAAAAGTAATTTTTTTAGGATTTTTATTAAATTTATTAGCCATAATCTGTTATCAAATAAGCATAATGTTACCAGCACCAGTATATTTTACAGGTTCTGAAGCATTCGCAACAGTGTTAGGTAATACTAGTCGTGTGTTATTAGCTAGTTTCACAGCATACATCATTGGTTCTTTAGTGAATGCTTATCTTATGACATATCTTAAAAGAAAAGCCGAACAGTATCTGTTCATGAGATGTATTGTGTCCACCTTATTTGGTGAAGGTTTAGATGCTATTTTATTTATTTCAATCGCATTTTATGGCACCATGCCTTTAATAGTCTTATTGACCATGATTGTTGCTCAAGCATTGTTTAAAACAGTTTATGAGATTATCATATATCCTGTTACAAGGCATGTGATAACTTATGTTCGAAGTTTATCTGAATAAACTATTAAGAAAAAACAAAACACAATCCGAAAAGATAATTTTGAAATTAAATTTAAACGACAGAAAAATAATAAGAAAAGGAGGTACGTGTAAAATATGACAACACGATTAAACACCACAACCAGTAAAAAAATCTGTGACGAAATCAAAAGAGGACTACCCATCACCAAAGCACCACTACTCGCAGGAATCACCGCAAAAACATTCTACAACTGGTACAACCGTGGCAAAAAAGCCAAAAAAGGTAAATTCCACGACTTCTACAATCAAGTAGAAGAAGCTAAAGCCTATGCAATCGCTTTAAGAGTGGAAAACATTAGACAAGCTGGAGCAGAGGGGAACTGGCAGGCTGATGCTTGGTGGTTGGAAAGAGTAGATCCAGAAAACTTCAGCCTCAACAGAAACATCAAACTGGACGGAAATGTAAACACAAACATAGGACTAAAAAGCTTAAAAGATGTTATACAAGAAGCAGAAAAAGAAAACTAAACCATTTCAATGGGAACCCATCAGTAAAAAAAGCTTAAACTTTATAAAAAACAGTAATGCATGGATAAACATTGCTGATGGAGCAGTTAGAAGTAGTAAAACAATATCCTGCAGTGCAAGATGGATAACCTACCTAGCTAACAGTCCACACGATGAATTTTTAATGACTGGTAAAACCTCAAAAACATTGAAAAGAAATGTTCTGAACAATTTCAAAAAAATGCTAACCACAGAACAAATAGAATTCAAACATTACGAATACGATGGTTACATTGAAATATATGATGATGAATTAGGTGACAAAACATTATGGTGTATAGGTTTAAATGATGAAAAAGCAACAGACATCGTGGCAGGAATGACTGTTGGAGGATGGTATGCTGATGAAATAAGCAGATGTCCAAGGTCCGCTGTAGAAATGTGTATCAGCCGATGTAGTCTACCAGGTTCAAAAATGTTTTGGAATACTAACCCTGATAGTCCTTATCATTTCCTTTTTACAAATTATATTAATAATCAGGAATTAATAAGAAAAGGAACAGTAAAAGTTTGGAAATTTTTATTAAATGATAATTTAACATTAACACAAGAATACAAAGATAATCTCATCAGGGTTAATAAAAAGAAAAGTCCAATATTCTACAAAAGAAACATATTAGGTGAATGGGTTGTTGCTGAAGGATCAGTGTATCCCATGTTCCTAGAATCAGAAAACACTTATATACACCACCCACAAATGAGTACAATCAACATTTGCTGCGATTACGGAGTATCAACAGTCACAACCTTTGGAGTAATGGGAATACAAAAAAATCCGAAAGGAAACAAATATTATTTGATGGAAGAAACCTATCATGATGCAGAAGAAACACAAATAACACAAACAGACACACAAAGATGTGACACAATCGTTAAACTACAAAACAAACACCACCTAACCAAAAATAATACATTATACCTCCCTCATGATGCAGCAAGCCTCAAAACAGAAGCAATACAAGACCCAAGGGTACACATGACTATTAAAACCTATACTCCAAACACTTATGGGGATATAGAAGTAATACAAAACCTAATCGGTGAAAGAAGATTCAAAATACATGAAAGCTGTACACACAGTATCATACAAGCACAAACTTATAGCTGGGATAAAAAAGCACAACAAAGAGGAGAAGACACTCCATTGAAAGTAAACGATCATTGCCCGGATATGTGGAGAGGAGGAATATTAGGACCTCGTAACACAGGCAAAAAACAAATTTACCATGCTCCAAGAAGAATACAAGTATAAAATAATAGGATTTGAATATTTATGAATTGGTTACAGAAAAAATTAAGAAAACTACCAGGAATCCGCAAACCAGAATCAGAAGTTGATAAACTTCGCAGAAAATATGCGTGGAGTCTTGTACCTCGTAATAAACAATTACAATTAAATATAGGTACTTATTTTAAGGCAGCTAAAATGCCTTGGATACGAGTATGTCGTAGAGTAATTATCAATCGTGTATTAGGGTTGGGATACACCATAAATAATCCTGATAAAATAAGTAATGATCCAAATACTACTGGATATTTAGATAATCTTTTTAAAAACCCTATGGGACTTTCAGGTTCAAGTTTTTATGAAGCATACATTGACCAAACTTGGGATAGTTTCTTAATAACTGGTGATGGATTTACACGAGTACATTATGATGAAGTATTTGACAATACTCCAAATGGATTAGAATATATTCCAATGGAATGGATGAGTTACTACGAAGATACAAGTCAATGGGGTTTGAAATATGATATTGAACGATTTGAAAATGATGAGATAATCCATTTTGCAGAACCAAGTAAAAGAGGAGGAGTGTGGGGTGAATCATTAATCGATGCACTTGCAGAATATTTAACTTTACAAGTATATGGATTGAAATTTAACCGCAATGTCTTTGCGAATGATGGTATAAACCCTAATGGTGTTTTAAATTATGATATTAACATAGACCCTTTGGATTTAGAACGAGAAATTGAAAGAATTGAAAGAGATAAACACGAAAATCCTAATGGTACTTTAATTGTTCAAGGTGCAGAATATATTCAAACAAATAGCAGTAATAAAGAAATGCAATATATTGAATTAGAAAACCTTATACGGGATTTAACATTGTCAGTTTATGGTGTAACTCCTGCAGAAGCAGGTGTAATTGAATCCGGAAACATTGGTGGGGGAACTGGGGATAGTCAAAGAAGAACAGTGAAAGATAACCTTACAGGATGGTTGAAACTTTATGAAGGAGCACATAACAAAATATTAGGACACAATGCATTTGAAGAGTTATTCATGTTCAATGAAATTGATTTAGAAGACAAAGAAAAAAGAGCATCCATTGAAGATAAACAAATCCGTAACGGTACTACATTTATAAATGAAGTACGAGCAGGATATGGTTTAGACCCAGTGCCTTGGGGAGACGTACCTTTTGAAGAAAGAACACAAGTTAATCTGGATAATAATTATAGTACAGAATCATTGAAAAAATATAAAAACAATGTATACCGTGCAGGTTTGTTAAGTGAGTGGAGAAACAGATAATATGAAAATGCCTTACTCAAATAACTTGTCTTATGCGGAAAAAAGATACATGGAACATTTACTTGATGGAATGGATGAACAGTTAATCCGTACAAGTGAATGGTTAACTACACCTGAAGCAAGACAGTATTTCAGATTACATGCACAGGACGTGCAGGATTTCTTTAAAGAATCAGGTATTCGTGAAGAATTAAAACCATTACTCGAAGCTAATATTGAAGGAAGCGAAGCCTACATTAAACAATTCTACAAGATGGGAGCAGAATTAGGATATGCAGACCTTAACCGTAGATTATTATTCACTCCTGCAGACCAAGAAGCATTCTATTTCCTGAAAAAATATAATTTCGATTTAATCAAAGACCTGAACAAGGAATTACGGGAAGGAATACAGGAAGTAATAACAAGGTCAGTACTTGAAGGAAATGGTTACAAAGAAACCGCAAGATTACTATTAGAAATACCATTAACACCATTAGAAGATAGTCGTATCAGTTTAAGGCAAAGAGCAGAGATGATTGCACGAACAGAACATGCAAGAGCAGTTAATACAGGTACACTACAAGCTTACTCGAATATGGGGGTTACAGAAGTCAATATCCTAAACGTGGGAGATAGTGATGTTTGTGACTACTGTTTAGATTTAGAAGACAATAATCCGTACACTTTAGAGGAAGCAATGAACCTGCTTCCAGCTCACCCAAATTGCAGATGCTCATACACACCTGTAATTGATTCCATTAATCATGAAGCTGATCCGATTATTGTAAACTTGACTGAAGATTTCTAAATCGTTACACTGTACTATTGAAAGGCAGGAGTTACATTCATTTTTTTTATTGCGATTTACTTACTTCATCTTTTTTATACTCCTCCTTTCTTTTTTATCACCTAAACAAAAAAAATACACCACCAATGGGGGGGTAGGAAACCATCACCAACCTACAATTTAAAGCAATCGGTCCAATCATCACCAAAAACACTGCTAACGAATTATTGATTACTGGAGTAGTATCCACCACATCAGAAGACCTGTATGGGGATATTGTAACTCCTGAAGCTTTAGAATCATTAAGTAAGCAGTTAGTTGGTTTAAATGTATTCCTCGACCATAATTATGATTATGATAAAGTTATAGGAATAGTAAAGAGTAGTGAATTATATGATGATAAATTATACGCTACTGTTGCTGTGACAAAAGACTATCAGGAAGACATTAAAGATAAACTTGAATTCGGGGTGAACATTGGATTCAGTATTGGAGGATTCGCAAAGCGTTCAAAAAACAATCCAAAATTAATAGATGATTTTAAATTATTAGAAATTTCATTAACACTATTACCAGCCAACTTCGACAGTTACGGTTCAGTAACAAGTAAAAACGGAGTACTGGTTGGTAATTGTATAACAAAACTATGTTACAAAATGTTAAATCTTGAGAGTGAAAAAATGACTGAACAGGAACAATTAACAACCGAAGAAGCCACTAATTTATTCAACGAATTAATGGCAAACAAAGAAGAAGAAATCGAATCCAGAATCATGGAAAAAGTGAACAACAATATTAAACAACTTGTCGAAGAAGAAGTAAACACACAATTAGAAAACAATACGCCAAACCCCGAAGACAATCATCCTTCTGAAGAATTGGAAAAACACTTTAAAGAGATAACTAAAAATTTCATCGAATTAAAAGAAGACATAGGTAAACAACAAGAAGAAATGTTTAAAAAATATATTAAACAATCTACACCAACACCAACACCAACACCGGAACCTCCAGTGAAAAAAACTTATAATAACGAACAATTATATAAACAATTCAAATCCAACAAAGGACAAAACTTCTTTGAAAAATTAGGACTCACAGAATAGGAGTTTTTTTACATGACCAAATTAGATGAATTACAAACCCAATATTTAGACTTGAACAATAATTTAACCCATCTTCAAAAAGCATTTGATGATATGCAAACAGCACAACATGCTGATGCTGTAATGAGTGTTGAATATGATCCTGAAATTATCAAAAGGATTATTGAACAAACACCATTCACAGAGTTCTTAAGAGCACAAGGTTGTATAAAACCAACTACTAAAGTAAAAGTAGGATATAAAGAAAAAGTAAACCACACTACCTCTAATTGGATGTTAGAGGAAGATGACATTGCGAAAGCAACTCCTTCAGATTTCAGGAAAAAATATGCAACAATGAGTATTTTACATTATCCTGTAAGTATTGGTGATATTGCTCAAAAAGCAGGGGATTTTGATTTATTCGCTGATGAAATGAATGATGGATACATTGATTTAGCAAACAGTCTTGATAAAACCTTACTTGAAGGTAAAGGAGATAATAAAGACTTTAAAGGAGTATTCAATTCAATCAACACTAATACTATTGATTTAGGTGGGGATTTATTAACCAAAGGAGATTTAACAAGTGCATTTCAAGGTATAATTGATGAAGGAGGATACCCTACAGGTATCGTCTGTACCAGTGAAATCGCAGACCAAATCAACGACATATATTTCCCAGGAACCAGTAAAGCATTAGAATATGAATTAACTGCAGGATATAATGTAACAGCGATTGTTACAACCGCAGGAAACCGCATTCCAGTGATAGTTGATAGACATGTTGATACTAGTAAAGGTGAAAAATTAGCAATTATTGATTCCTCATCAATCAAAGTAAAAGAATTATTACCTCCAAGTGTTATACCATGGGCTAAAACAAGATTAAGTAACGACCAGTCAATTATACAAGTTATCACAGCATATATGGATGCAGAATATAAAAATGCTCAAATCACTGGTGTTGGAAAAGATACTAAAAGACCAGACCTCACCAGAACTGGTGATGTAAGTATTACAGTTCTAGGTACTGATGCAAAACCAGTTAAAGGAGCAAAATTACAATTCAAAGATGATAACAATAAAACCTTCAAAACTGGAGTAACTAATGCAAACGGTAAAGCTGAAGCTTCACAAATCCCATACGGAAATTATCATCTTTCATGGGATACACTACCATCAGGAGTTACTGAAATCACCCTTGCAGATTACGAAGTAAAAGCTAACCGTGCAGATATTCAATTAATCGTGCAAAAATAATTAATAAATGAGGAAGGTGATTAAACTTGGCTATAGAAATGCCTAAAAGATTCGAAGACATTTACCACTACCGTGAAGGTAGTGATAAATTTTTCTTTGATAAATTAACAGAAATTACAGACACAATAAATGGTTTAATAGTGGATAGTAAAAGTACAGTTAGTTTCACAGTTAAAGATGATACTGGAGCAGGAGTTTCAGGTGCTAAAGTGAAAATAACTTCTGGAAGCAACACATTCACCACTTCGGAAACTGGAAGTGCTGGTGGTGCAAACTTACAGAATGTTCCTTATGGAGTGTATACCGTAACTGTAATAGCTCCAACAGGTTATACCAGTTTAGCAGGGTATGATAATTTAACTGTGAACTCAGTAACAACTACATTAGAAGTTACAGTTAATAAAAATTAGATAAAAAGAAGATGGATTTGATTTGAAATGAGTATTGATGTAACAACTGTGAAAAATTATCTGAAATTACAGGGTATTAACCTTGAATTAACAGATGATGAATTAGAATCATTAATTGACTTCGAAATCAATCAGATAGAAGCTGAAACTGGGCGAGAATTGAAGATAACTTCCCACATTGATACTGAATTTCATTTCAATACCTCTCGCATGGAATATAATCTTAAACATTATCCTGTTACGGAGATTCTTGAAGTATCTGTTGATAATCAAATCATTTCATCTGAAAATTATGTTGTTAATAAGGATGCAGGAATTATAAAATTTATTAAACAATTACCTCCTTATTGTAATGTATTGAAAGTTGATTATACTAGTAAAGAAACAGATAACTGGATACTTGCTAATGTTCAACCATTATTATTGGATATGATTAAGTATCGTTTAAATAATACTCCATTAAAGAATGTTGCAAGTGTTAAAGAAGGAGATGTGAGTGTTAATTATGATACTGCTAATTCAGAATACACTTTAATCACTCAACGACTTAAACAGCTTCGCATGAAAACAGTAACAAGGATGATATAAAAATGCCTTTTTTCCCAAATATACAATTAGAATTGTGGGAGTATCAAGAATCCACTACAGAATTTAACCTGTATGGTGAACCGGAACTTGAATACAATCACATAACCACAGTAGATTGTGATATGCAACCATTAAGTGTCACAGACAGTTTAAAGGAATATGGTGAGATATTACAAGACACCTACAAAACCTACCTGGATATTACAGTACCTGTTACAGATACAATGATATGTCGTGTACAAGGCAAACCTGACACCTATAAAGTAATTGGAACACCATCACACAACAACCACATCTTACACCATATTAAATTATTACTTCAGAAAGAAAGAAAACCAACACCACTACCATGACCAGCCAAATAAGCTTCCAATTCAACCCCAGCTTCTACAAAAAAACAAATCCTGCCATCATCAAGAAATGTGTTGCGAAAACCATAAAAGACACCACATTAGAAGCTGAAAAAAGATGCAAAGAAAAAGCACCATACTTGACAGGTAACCTCCGCAGAAGCCACAGTTCAAAATACTCCGCAGAAGAAGGTACAGTTCATAACAGTGCCAAATATGCTGTATATGTGATTACAGGGACTTATAAGATGCCCGCAAGAAATTACCCGTCAGAAGTATGTAAAGAATTAGGACAGGAAAAATATATGGCTAACAGGTTCAGGAAACATTTAAGAGATGAAGGAGTGACAAAATGATAACACCAACAAAGCTAATAATAGAAGTATTAAAAGACAACATCATTTTAAACAACACTCCAATCCGTTTAATTAAACAAACATCACCAATCGACCGAACACCCTGTATCACTATAGATGATACTGGTGGAATTGCCACCACCCAAAAACACATCACAAACATCACCATAAACAATGAACCAGTACAAGCATTAATGGAAAGAAAAAACACTACAATGCAAATTCATGTATGGTGTGATAATGAACATGATCGTGAAGAGATTAATAATCAAATACAAAACCTGTTTTATCAGATGCAATCTGACCATTATCGGTTCTGCCAAAATTATATTAAAAATACTGGTAATTGTAAGTATTTGCAAGGAACTTGTCAGGCGAAGAATAACATTTCTGATAAGAGAGGTGTTAAGAAACAATGTCCTGAACCTGCAAACTATGGTTATATGAATCTTTTCACGAAGTATCACATCATCAGGAACACTTTCAACCTTGAACCACCATTTAGTGTAGATGACTTGTCTACAAAACAACCCGTTCTTCACAGCGTTTTCAAATGCTCATTCACCTACCACACCTATTACAGTATAGGTGGAAACACCATTAACAACCTTATTTTTAATGAGGAATTATTATGACCACACCTAAAAGAAACAATACTAAAAAAACCTTGAAAGAATTAGTGGAAGAAAGCACAGTCCACTATCCTAAAATCATACTCATGTTATCAGCAAATAACCTATTAAAACAATACGAGTACGAATTACACACTAACGAGTATGTTAAACCAACCATGACAGAATCCGAATTCAAAAAAATAATAGGAGAATAAAAGACATGACTATCACCAAAAGACCAGGAGTTTATTTCAACGAAGAAGTAGACTTCGAATTAGATGGAAACGGTGCAAAAATACCAGTATTCATAGGATACACTGGAAACACAGCCACCATCAATTACAAAACCGATGGAACAGTACTCCAAAAATTCAGTAAATGGAGTGAAGTAAACCAAGCAATAGAAAAAGGTGGAATCGGAGTATACACCGAAAACACCACCAACAAACTATTACAAATAATACATGACTTCTATGAAGAAGCAGAAATCACCAGAACCAGTGACATAGGAGTGCCAAAAATCTATGTAATAGACCTTGGAGCAGCAACCGATAAAGAAACATGGTTAAAAGCCTTCACCACCTGTAAAAGTGAGGAAGAAATCCTCATAGAAGCATATGTTGGTTTAGACAAAGCAGTAAAAGACAATGTTAAATTCAAAGACTTACTTGAATCAGCATACAGTAGTATTAAAACAGAAACACATAGCTTACAATTAAGAAATGGTTTCGCAGTACCTGCAACAACCACTGACACAGAATTAATCGCACTAACCAATGCTGAAACGGGAATACAAAGAAGCAGAATAGGAATAACCGAACCACTTAACGCAGGTAAAACAATTGCTCGTATCTGTGTAACACCATATTATATTGAACCAGGATTCTTGGATTATCGTACACTTGAACCATCTGATTTAATTGACCGTACACCTGCACAGGAACAAGCATTACAAGACGCAGGAATTATTTTCAATCGTGTTGAGAAAACCAGTAGTGAAAAACATTGTAAAATCAACAGATGTACTGCAACCAGTTTCGGAAGTTCACCAAGACCGGCAGATGCTTTATTCCATGCAAGATTCAATGCAGACCACCTTTTAAGGAAAGTATTTGATGCTTGCTATCCTCAAATCAAAGCAAACGAAGAAGCAAGTAATTTCGTGAAATTACAAACACAAATCGACAAAGTAATTGATGAGGAAGTACAATTAGGCAGAATGATTAAATGGAATGAGGACATGGGACAAGGAACTAAATTAACAGCAGTAGAATCCGACAGCAACCCATACGACCTATACATTAAAGGAACAGTACAACCAGTAAACTGCACTAATGCAATAGAAGTACAAGCAACCATTAACACTGCAGTAATGAAAGCAAACATCTAAAAAGGAGAATTAAACAATGGCTGATGAAACAAGATACAACTTGTGTCAAGTAGTATTCAAAGACAAAGAAATCATACACGACACATTAAAAATCACAAGAAAACAAGACACTGAAGAACTAACCTGTAACAGTAGCCACTACCCATATGCAGTACAATTTAAAGGTGAAACATTAGAATTTGAATTAAGTGATGTGGATCCATTACAAAGAGGATTCTTTGATGATATGATGACTGCTCAACAGGAAAATCCTGCTGATTTACCTATGATTGCTGCTTATGACTGGAATGAGATTAATGGTGATTTAGTAGAGTCAGAAGTTTATTACGGTGCTTATATTACTGAAATAAGTAAGGAGAATGTTAATAATCCTTTTAGTGTTAAAGGTTCTTGCTTAAGAATGAAAAAATAAAATTTAAAGATATATGAGGGAGAATAGGGAAAAACTGTTTTTTTTTATTCTCCTTCTTTTTTTTTAAAAAAATAATAAATTATGAGTTGGTTGAGATATGAGTAAAAAACAAAACAAAGCAAAAGGAACTCGTAGAAGAAACGCATCACAAATTGAAAAAGAATTATTAAAAACAAGATATCCATTAGAATGTGAAAGCATTCCTATGGAATCCTTGAATGAAGAAGAGCAGAGAGTAGTTCAGGCTTGTATTAATGGAGATGATTTCAATGATGATGATTTCAATCTGTTGAAACAGACATTGCAGAAGTACAGAAGCATTATTCATGAATGTCAACCTGAAGAAACAATACAAGACATTGAACAAACTATTAAAATCATTAAAACTGAGAAAGACTTACTTGATTTACTTGATGCACCGGAAAGAAGGAAATTATTAGTGCATTTACCAATCGGTGACCAAACAGTAAGTATGGATTTTGATGTTAAACCATTAGACGACAGTAGAGTTGTTGAATCATTACAGGCACAATTAGACTTATTCCGTGATTTCACACAATCCGAAAAAGAAACATATACTAAAGCACAAGCAGGACAATCATTAACTCGTGAAGAAGCTGCGGTTGTGAAAAACATGGAATCTCGTATTGAAGATATGGTTACTGAACATAATGAGGAAATCTGCAATAAATTATTAGCTAATCAATTAAGATTACCGGAATCATCACAAACATATAATGACCGTTTATATTTCTGGAAAAGATTCCCCTATACTGCAAAATTCAGTATATTCACTAAAGTACAATATATGCTTGGTTTAACTGAACAAAGCAATGAGGAATTATTTCCAACTCGTGAATAGTTTCATGGGACATATTTATTTCAAAGTAAGTGAACATTTACATCAACCTGTTTCATGGGTTATACGAAACAAGTTTAATCCTGATGTTAAATTCCTTATAATGAAATATAGTTTAATAACAAGACAAAAACAAGAATCTGCGAAAGAATTACAAGAACAAATAGAGGCGAATAAATCATGAGTATGGTTGAAGATATTTTGATCCGAATTAAAGCACAAGACCAAACCTCCGGTGTTTTTAGTAAAATTAAAAACAGTAGTGCAGGAATGAAAATGGCTCTCGGTGGAGCAATGACTGCAGTAGGTGTGGGAATGGCAAGCTTCGCTAAAGATGCAGTTTCTTCAGCCATAACTGCAGAAACAGAATGGAATCGTTTTGGTGCAGCGGTAAACAGTACTGGTGGAAACTGGGAACAACAATCTGGTGAGATTAAAAAATGGGTAAGTAACTATAGTAATGCTATGGGTCGTAGTGTTGGGGATACAAGGTCTGCAATGACTGCTTTAATGGCGTATGGTTTATCTGCGAAAGAAGCAGAACAATCTATGGGAGCAGTTTCAGGTATGGCTGCACAATTAGGTATCAGTCAAGAAGAAGCTTCAAGTAAATTAACTAAAGCATTCGCAGGTCAAGGAAGAGGATTAAAACAATTAGGAATCAACCTTGATGATTATAAAGACAAAGCAACCGGAGCAATTGACAAACAAAGATTGTTAAGAGATATTACCAATAAAACAAAGGACGCAAGCAGTAAATATGCGGGAAGTACCGAAGCAGATATGAACCGTATAAATCAAGCATTACGGAGTATTAAAACTGATTTCGGTAAAGCATTATTAACAAGTATACAACCATTACTCCCAGTAGTGCAAGGATTACTTAACACTTTTAACAATCTACCAGGACCAATCAAAACAATATTGTTCAGTATTGGAGGTTTAGCAGCTGTAATTGGAGTTGTAGCAGGACCAATTACAACTGTGGTTGGTGCAATACAATCCTTGAAAGGAGCAGTAACTGCAGTGTCATCTGCAATGAAAATTGGTGAAACAGTAACAACAGCATTGACAAGTGCAGAGTTAGCAGCAAGTGCGGCTAAAGCAGGTTTAACAGCTGAAGAAATAGGTTCAGCCGCAGCTCATGCAGGTTCAACTGCAGCAATAACAGCTGAAGCAGGTGCAACTGGAATTGCAAGTACTGGTTTCTGGGCAATGGCAGCAGCAGAATTAGCAGCATTAGCACCAATTATATTAGTCGCAGCTGCAATTGCAGCAATCATCATCATCATAGAACAATTGGGAGAATACATGGGTTGGTGGAGTGATTGGGGCAGTATGATAGAAGCCTTCAGTAGCGGAATACAAAGACTATGGAATGCATTTGTCGGAAGTAAAGTAGTACAAGGCTACCTATCTGCTTTAAGGGCAGAATTCAACCTGATTAAAAGTATTGTAATGCCAATCCTATCTGCTCTTGGTGCGGCTTGGAGTGGATTCATGGGAATACTGGGAAGTGGCACAGGTTCCGATCCTGTTGGTGGTTTAATCAGTAGTTTTGGAAAACTTGACAATATGATTGCAGGTGCAGTAGGTGCTATTAAAAAGTTGCCTCAAGCACTTCAACAATTACCTGGTAAAGCTAAATCCGCAATAGCAGGTGTTGTGTCTGCTTTTGCACAATTAGTAGTGAAAGGTGCAGTTTATGCTGGACAGTTGGTTGTTGGATTTGTAAACAAGTTAAGACAATTACCTGCAAAAATGAGAATATTATTTACACTTGCATTGTTTGTTATTCGTAGTTGGGCATTACAAGCAGTTAATAATATGAAACAATCAGCTACAAAAATGGTGACTGGTCTTGTAACTAAATTAAGACAAATACCTGCAAAAATGAGAATGTTTTTAACATTAGCATTGTTCAATATTCGTAGTTGGGCATTACAAGCAGCAGCAAAAGCAAAAAACGCAGGACATAATATACTCAATGGTATTGTTAATTATGTTAAAACAATACCTGCAAAAGTAGGGCATTTTATGAGTCAAGTACCGGCTCGTATTGCTTCCGCAGCATCATCCGCAGTATCTGCAGCAACAAGTCTTGCAACACAAGTAGTAACAGCTGTAGCAAATGGGATTAAAGGTGTTGCTGAAAAAGTATATACTGAATTCATGAAAATACCACAGAAGATTAAGTCAAGTGTTTCTGCAGCAGTTCAAGCAGCAGCAAGTTTCGGTTCAGATATTAAAAATGCTGTATTGAAAGCATTACATATTGCTTCACCAGGTATTATTCAGAAAAAGATTGCTTTGGAATTTGCGAATATTCCCGGTAGGATTGATGAGTCAAGACCTGCAGTGTTCCGTGCAGGTCAAGGTTATGCTACTGGTTTATTGCAAGGATTTAGTAAACCTGTGAATACGAACATTAATGGTTTTAGACAAGCAGGTCAAACTTACAATAGTCCGGATTATTCAAGAAGGTCAAGGAGTGTTGTGTTCCGTGAGGGAAGTATTCAGATTAATGCTAATAATTTATCTCCAAACGAGTGTAAAGCTATTGTTATTAATGCTATTGAAGGTTTGGATGTTATGAGAAACAAGGATATTAGAGGAGCACACTAATTATGGAAATGTATGATGCTTTATTTCAAGATGGAGTATGTGTTGAGATTAATGATTTCCCATTCTTTGTTGAGTCCTGTTCATCTGATGAATGCTTTAATCGTAGAGAGTTGAATCGTACAAATCTTGTTGGGGGTACTCAGATTGTTACAAGAGGAGCTTACATTCCACGAACCTACACGGTTACAACTCATGTTCGTTGTCCACCAGACAGACCTGATGTTTATGATAACATTTTCAGGGAAATGATGAGCAAACCATGTGAAGTTATTAGTCCGGAAATTGGTGGACGGTTTAATGCTGAAGTTATTGTGAACAGAGAGCATGAAACACCAGATTATTTGAAATTAACTTTCAGTATTACTGAAATACCGGATTTAGCTTCAAATATTCCTAATGAAAGTTTCACCAAACCATCTGATAAGCTAATGACTGAATCTGAAAGAGCAGAGTATGAGGAGAGGAAAGCTAAAAAGTTAGAAGAAGCTAAAAAGGTGGTGGCTGATGATAAAGGAACAGAAAATAATAGTTAATCAGGATAATGAAACTGTTACAAAAGAATTGTTTCTATCACCTGATAATTATTCATTACCTCGTTTCATGTTCGAAGCTTATTTTACTGATGAAGAATCATTTGAACCTTATGTTCCTTTATCAAGCTACACCCCCGAAGATGAAGATGAGGAGAAAAAAGAAGAAGAGGAAGAGGATTCTGAAGATGAGGAGGAAACCACAGAAGAGGAAGAAGATACTGATGGTTTTAAACTTCATCAAGGTGAAATATTAGAAACCTATTATTATCAAAACATCACAGAAACCGGTTGGGAAAACAATTACGAAGACATAGACAACACTGGATCCATCAAACTACCGGAAATCATAGACTTGGACAGATTATACAAAGGAGTAAGATGTTTAATCAGTTACGAGAACGAAGGATTAACCGATAATTTAACTTATGATGATTTATCTGATGTTTTATTAGGTTTCATCACAGAAGAAACATTTAATGAAGGTGGAATGGAATTAAGTTTATCCGGAATGACAAAACTTCTCGAAGAAGAATATCAGTTTAACTTCACACAGATGAAGCGATCAGATATTATTAAGGAAGTTATTAAAACTGCAGGTTTAAAACCTGAAGTAAACCCTGAAGGATTACTTGATGAAGTTATTGATTATACAAATGTTTCATCAGATAATAGTAGTGATGATGATACAGGTTCAGGAGATACAAGTGGTGTCGATGGAGATGTTGTAAAACTTGCTAAACAAGTCTGCAAAGGTAAAAAAGGAGCAAGGGACAAAGCAAATGCTATTTGTAACTGGATTGGAACTAATATTCCCTATCCTCACCCAAATTATAGTGACCATCATAAATGTCCGGCACAAGTGTTAAAAGACCGTCAATGCAATTGTTGTGACCGTGCAAGACTTGGTTATCAAATGGGAAAAGTAGTTGGATTAACTGGAAGAGGAGTTCATGGACCTAACCATGTTTGGGTACAATATCAAATCGATGGACAATGGATTGACAGTGACCCGGGAAGTTCAAGGAAAAGTATTGGTCAAACATGGAAAGGCATGAGCATGGACAGGTTATGGGAGTTTCCGGAATGTTAAGCATAATATTCGTTTGGGTCTATTTCCCTTCCTGAACTTGATTTATAAGTTTCATATACTACTCCATCTTTAGCATATCTGTGTGCATAAATTTTTTCACCATTGGAATCTTTGCTTCCAGTATCGTATGTTTCTCCACTATTCTTAACATATGAATCACTTTGTTTTGAATAGGTATAACCTGTATCATCTCCTGTTGAAGATGCGTTTAGTTGTGTTGTGTTATTTGTTGTATTGTTATTCACCACAGTAACATTACCATCATTATTCTGTGGTTCGGAAGCAATTAAAACACAACCTCCAATAATAACACCACTAATAATGATAGCTACTATTATTAAAATTAAATCACGAGTACTCATAACACATATATTTATAACTCAACTATATTAAATTTACAAAAAAAATAATAAAAAAGGAACATTATATTATGACAACTTATGTAGTAGGTTCAGATAACATCAACGGAAAAGAACAATCCTACATCGACACCGTAGCACAAATTCTAACCGAAGCAGGAAACACTTGTGAAAAAAGACCAATTGGACCAGGTTATGTGCAGGGATACGGATTATCAGGTGACAGTAGTGGTAAAACAGCAGTATTCATAGTAGGAGGAAACGATGGAGGAACATATCAAGACTTCGTACAAGGAATAAGCAGAGGATACTACCATTACGACTTATGTTGGTTCGCATTCGCCAGTTGGACTGCACATTCATGGATTACACCAGAAGACTTGAAAAACCGTCCAATGGTAAGAGCACATGACGACAACTTCAGTACAGATACAAGTGGATTCCTAGGTAAAACTGCAGCACAATACTTTAGTGAAAACAGTCAGTATATTAAAATGGCTTATGGAAACAGTCCTGAAGAATTAGCAAAGATGATACTGAAAGGTGGGGGGGATAATAATGACGAAGAAGGTTCTTCTGCTTCAACAATCAAGGACGCGTTAAAAGAATTGTTAAGTTTTTGGGATGCTGAAGTTGAATGTTATTGCAGAGATGATACTGTATTCGTTCATAAAATACCTGCACCTGAACAGGAATGTAAATTGAAGCTTAAACAAGATGTTAATGTTATTATGGAAAGTGTTAGTGTTACAGATTATAATCCTGATACTGTTAATGTGTTAACTGTTCATTCAGAGGTTATGGATGATATTGTGTATCGGAATGAGGACCTTATTTGGCGTTTTGGGGAGAAACCTGCTGAAATGGATGCTGTGAAATATGTTACAGTTACAACTACAGAGGAAACATCATCAAATACAGACACTACAACAGAAACAGATACAACAGATACAACTGATACTTCAACAGATACAACCACAGAAACCGAAACAGAAACAACAACTAAAACAGAAGAAGTACCTTGTGAAACACCTGAAGAAGTAAGAAGTTTCGCAGACCGTGAATGGGCAAAAATCAAAAGAAACAACGGACACAGTCTTGAATGCAAAGTATTAACCGCTCCACAATGGCAAGTGGGGGAATGGGTAGAAGTAGACATACCATTATTGAACGAAACAGGTTATATGTACATTAAAAGTGCTTCACAATCAGTAAGCGACAGTAATGAATGTAATTTAAGCCTTGTAGATTATCCACCAAGTTTAGGAGAATATACTCCAGATACAAGTGATGAAGAAGATGAAGAGGAGTCTGCTGAAGAAGAAAACACAGAAACTGATACAGAGGCGAGTGTATGAAATCAGGAAACCTAACAGTTAGTGATGCGAGATTAAAAAAAGCATTCACAGACCTGCAAAAAAACATTAATGATGGCAGTACTGAACGAAAAATTAAAAAAGCAACAGAAGATGTGAAATTAAAAACTGGTATTGTCACAAGATACTATATGGATTTGAATAAAGCACAGGTTAAATTAGATGACTCACAGAAAACAGTAACCTGTAGAGTATTACAATCATTCTGCAATGAATTAATAACTAAATACACTCCTGAAGGAGATTATGATTATGATGAAACAAATGGAGCAGGTTATGTAATTCCAAGGTCAAGAATGGAATGTGTGGTGTTGCCAACAATGGACAATAACAGGAAAACAGATTATTTCCTGATTGGTTATTTTAATAGTGATGATGTTCCGGATCCAATTTCAGCTCCGAGTATGGGTAACGTGAAGTTGTCTTATGTTAGTGCCGTTGATGAGTATTTGGTTCAATTTGGTGCTAATGGTTTTAACACGATTAGTAATCATTTAAATCAGTATACTGGTGTTGATTCGGAGTATAAAAAACCAATTGATGATTTAGCCAGTAATGAAACTTTGAAGAAGGATTATTATACTCGTGAAGAAGTGGACAAGTTGTTAGAAGACCTTAAAGAACAATTAACTGGGGATACAGAATGACATTACCTTTACCTGAAAGTAAACTGGATAATTTATTATTCAAAACATTAAATGAGGATATTAAACTTAAACCGGACCAGTATGGGGTTTATGATATTGAATTTGTTGATGGTGATTTGAATAATGTTACTGGTTTGGAGAGTTTATATAATGCTTGTGTTATCAGTATAATGACAAGATACAAGGAACTTCAAGATAATAAAACCTATGCTGATTTTGGTTGTAGAGTACATGAATTAATTAAAGATAATAAATCGAAAATGTTATTATACAAGCTTGAAGTATACATTGAAGATGTTCTGAAAAATATGAGAAGAGTGAAAAAAGTGAACGAAATAATCATAACAGAAACAGAACCTTACACTTATAATGTGCATTTTAACATTACAAGCCTCACAGATGAAACAGTAAGAGGAGATGTCTTATTATGAGTTTTAAAAGAAAATACTATGATGAAATATTCCTAACTGGATTAAACAACAGTTTCAAACAACATTTAATTAGTAGACAAGATGAATTCCTACAATATGTTGCAAACAAGGAAGATATTGAAAACTTTTATGTAATGTTATTAAGTGTACATAGCACATGGTTAGAAGATGTTTATACTCAAATGCAAGAGTATTACAATTCAGATTTCATAAACCTTGCAACTGGAGAAGATTTAGATAAAATTGGGGAATTATGTGGTATAAAAAGAAGTCCTGCAACAAGAGCTTACACCGACCTTGTCTTCACAACTAACAAAACATTAGATAATGATTACATTATTCCTGCAGGTGTATTAGTCACGAATAAGAATGGAGTAACTTACAGGACAGAAAAAACTGGTGTAATCTTAAAAGAGAACTCATCAGTAAGTATTCCTGCATACAGTACAGTTACAGGTGTGAAAGGTAAAGTAAGTGAAAACACTTTAACAAGTATTGAAACTGGAAACAATAATATTACATTGTCTGGTGTTACTGTAACTAATCCTTCAAGTAGTAGTGGGGGATTTGAAGCTCAAACAGATGAAGAATATCGGGAATACTTACAGAACTGGACACTTATACAACAAAAAGGTAATGAATGGAGTTATAAATATCATTTAAACAGTTATACTGGTCTTGATGGTTATGGATTAATGCCGTTATGGGATGGTGGAGGAACTGTTAAAGTTATTGTGGATCGTTCGGATAATACTAATGCTGATTATTTGAATGAGTTGTATAAGAAGTTGCAGGCTGATGTTTGTTTGTTTGATGATGATGTGATTGTTGTTGATGCAACAAAAAAAGATATTGATATCAGTATTCAGGTTGATGTTGATATTGACCAAATTAATCCTTTCAGTAGAACTGAAAAGGATAGTATTAGTTTAAGAACTAAATCTGCGGTTAAACTGTTTATTAATGGTGGTTTCCGTAGTGATGGTTCTTATTATCATGGTTTGAATATTGGTGAGGATTTTATTCCTCATAAGTTAGCAGTGTTTTTGGATAATGAGATTAAAGAGTTGAAAGACATTAAATTTAATTATCCAAGGGATTATATTAGTGTTTCTGATGAGGAGATTGCTAATTCAGGTAATATAAGTGTAGAAGTATTATAGAGGAGAGTGTACTTGTTGGTGAGGAATAGTATTGATAAGTTGTTAGACCAGTTTCCATACTTTTTAAATAAGAGTACTGGTTCTAATTTCTATAAAAGTGAATGGGTGTTTAATGAATGGTTTAAGGAAACTTATAATGATTTGTTTAAGAGTTATTGTGGGCATAAGTTAAGTAAACCATTATTGGTTTGGAAAACACAGGAAAAAGATAGTGAGTATACTATGCATTTCACTGTTTTGTTACCTAATTTGAAAACTGTAGTTATTTATAAGAATGGTGTTGAGTTATATAGGGTTGAGTATGGTTATGAGGATAATCAGAACAGCTTCTACCACAATATATTAGATACTTGTGATGAAATCATATCTGAAGACAGTTACTTGTTATATGCTGAATCATATAATGAATATAATTTATCAAAAGGATTCCCAGAAAATGACCCAACTGATTATATCAGTATAAACGAAACTATCATGGGAGATTTAGGTAGGAAATTGCAAATCAGTACAAATGTTCCAGATGTTCAGGAAGTTGTTGTGAAATGTAATGGGGAAGTGTTGTATAATCGTCATGATAATCTTAACGAAACAATCATAATTCCACAGCCACATATAAATGAAACATACTATGTTAAGGCAACAACAAGCAATCCATTAATATTCTATGAGAAACGATGGAGCAAACAAGACAGTTACAGTCATGATAACAGTTTAGATGAACTTGGAGTATTTTACAGTATGCTAAGAAAACAATACTCCTACACACACCATACAGAATGGGTAAACACCTATTACACAAGTACAGAACCATCATACAACAACAGATACACTGAAGATGACTATCATTACATGAACAGAATGATAACATACATAACACTATACCATACCACACCACTCCCCGTACTGGAACTATGGAAACTGTTTGGAATAACCGCAACAATGGAAAACCGTAACGACCTACTATGTAAAATGTATGAAGAAAAATTACACGATCCAAACTGGAAACCAAGTGATGATTTCACTCATAAAAATCTTCAATATGTGGGTCAAGATGAAAAAACATATTTGTTATATGCAAGTGTAGACAACACTACACCATTTGAAGGTGTGCCTGTAACCTTTGATTTAACATTGTATGATGAATTCTTTGACCTTGTAAGTATGACTGGTTCGGTTGAAGTGTATGAGAGAAGTGGAGAGCAATTAACACTTAAAGACACTATAAGTGGGAATAAATGGGTTCTTGACACAGATGATTTGTCAAATAATGTTCATGCTTATATTTTCCGATATTATCCTACTGGTGAAACTGATTTTATAGAGTCTAATGAAATACTTATTCGTATTAAAGGCTGTGATGATGCAGATATTTATGTAAGTATTTATGGTGATGATAATAATAATGGAAGTAAAGAGAATCCGGTTAAAACAGTAGCGAAAGCAGTTAGTTTGGTGGAAGATGATAAAAACTTAATATTCTTAAATAAAGGGGAGTATAAATTAAGTAATACTTTGTCAATCTTGAAATCTTGTACAATTGCTCATTGTCATGATGGTTTGGCTAATATTGTTTCTCCACGAAAAGAATTATATAATATTAGTCCGAACACTGTTTTAAACATTGTAAGTGTTGATTCATGGTTTAACAATGCATTATACCGTGCAAGTATGGATATTCATAGTAATAACAGTAAAACTGGTTTAAATCATTATGTTACAGTTAATACTGGGAATACTCGCACACCTGTCACGATAACTGTACTTACGAAGAAGTGTCGTGTAGGTTCTGAATGTATATTGAAAGGTGTAATAAAAACAAATACTGGAACAGCAGTATCTGGTAAAGAGGTTACAATATCTATGAATAATCAAAAATATACAGGTACAACAGACAGTAATGGAGAATTCAACATTAGTCTTGGAGTGTTAAGTAATCTTGGAGAGGTTCATGTTGATGTAAGTACTGAAACAGATCCGGATTATAAATACTGTTCTGTTAGTGAAAAATTCATTGTTAAGAAATACAATACTATTTTAACCGCAGATATCGATAAAACAAGTGTTAAAATTGGTGAAACCTATAATATAAATGGTAAACTTGTTGATGAAGACAACACTCCTTTAACTGGATTTAAAGTCACAGACCCATATCTTGGAATTGAAGTAACCACAGATAATAAAGGAGAATGGAGTTATTCCGGAACTTCTGATGTTGCAGGTGTTGTGAATTTTAATTTCACAGTTAATATGCAGAATACAGGTTATAACACTCCTTTCACAGCTAAATTAAGTGTGACAGTTAATAAACTTGACACAATTCTAACCGTAACAACGGATAAAACAACTTATAAGGTTGGTGCTACTGTTAATGGTTCAGGAGTGTTGAAAACCAGTACAGGAACAGTTATAACTGGAGCAAGTGTTACTGTGAATGGTGTTACTAAAACAACAGACAGTAATGGGGAGTTTAAATGGACAGAAACTGCTTCCACTACGGGTAATGTTAGTAGAGAAGTGTCTTATGATGGGGATAATAAGTATAATAATTGCACCGGAACAGTATCATGGACTGTAATTGAGAAAAATACAACACAATTCAATATTGACTATATCAACATACAATACATTGAAGATACTAATAGGGTATCTGTGACATTATTTGATTCAGTAAACAACACTCCAATCACTGGAGTTAATATAAGTGATGGAACATCAACACAAACCACGAACAATAACGGACAAGCAATATTCACATATACAAATACTGTAACTGGAGATATAACTAAAACATACACTTATACTGGTGATTCAGAGTATGCGGGAACTACAAAAACAATAACTTGGACAATAAATAAAAGATTTGTAGACTTAACATTATCATCTGATAAAACTACTGTAGAAGTGAATAAGGAAGTTACATTTACTGGTGTGCTTACTGATAGACGTAAAAATGTGGGTATTGGTGGAGCAACAGTATTGCTTGTTAAACCAACTACAGTTATTGGAGGTCAGGATACGGTTATTGCAAGTGTTACAACAGATGTTGATGGGAGTTTTAGTAAATCTGTAACATTTTCAGATGTTGGGGAGCATACTGTTAGGGTGAAGATGCCTGAAACTGATGTATATATTGGTGGGGATTTTGAGAGTGTGGTTGTTAATGTTATTGAGCCAGTTGTCACTCCAGAAATCATTATTGGTGCAGATACTTTGATTGGTGAGGTTGGTGAGGATTTACTTATACAACTTCAATCTAATTTGAAGAATACTGCTTTAACTGTATTGTTGAATGATGCAGAAATAGTGGATAGTGTTACTACTGATAATGCTGGTAATGCAGTATTTAATTATAATTGTAATGGTGCGGGGGATGTGGAAGTCAAGGTTAAGTATTTAAATGGAACGAATGTTTATTATTCAAACATACTCACAGTTGAGGATTGTGTTAAATGTGGTTTTAAATCTTCTGACACTTGGATTAACCCAACTGGACACAGTAGTACGAATAATACAAGTAATGGAGTATTCTCAAGCACCAGTAACAGTAATGAAGGAGATAGTATACTTCAATTAGACCTTACTGGGGATTTCATAATCACATATGGAGCACAATGGCAATCCAGTACAAGGTGTGGAATTGGAGCAAAAGACACTACTCGTACAACACATTTCGATAGTGGAACAGATACTAACTTCAAAACTCAAAAATACATTTACTGGAACGGTACTAAAGAAACAGAAACACATTACAGTGAAACTACTGAAACTGGATACTGCCCATGTAAAATCATCAAACAAAATGGGCATTTAAAAGGTTACATGCACGACACATTAGTTTGCGATTTAAATTATGCTTGGATTAGTCAATGCAGTGCTTGGAATCTCCACACCACAATTTGGGGCAGTGGCAGGACTATTAATATTAAGAATTTGAAGATTAAACCTTATTCAGAATAATAAGGTTTGATTTTAAGGTTTTTAACCTTCTGAATCCGATTTTTGTTTGTGTAAAAACAGAAATATTGAGTATCACAAGTTTTACCTTGATATTTGCTTAATATTAATTCCCCATTTTGGTATAATTTAACATTATCGGGTTCTACAATGAACTTCAAGTGGTCATTAGGATTAATGCTTCGTGTTATGTTTGCTTCAGTTTTATTTGAGCTTGTACTTGAAGGATAAGTCTGTATCAGGAATTTGTTTGCTCCACTATCCCAATGACTCCCATACCAGAAAGTATCTCCCGTGTATTGGTTGTTAGGATATAGTTCGAAACCCATTTTTTGGTTTCCCCCACCCTCTACCCAATCAAATTCAATAGTGTATGGTGGAGTGAAGTATTTGCTTGGTAATCTATATTGTTGTTCTGAACTACTGTTTGTACTGAATTTAGTACCTTCTGAATCAATATTTACAATAATATCACTTGTTCTAACCCATCTGTCTGATTCAATAGTCATAGAGTCATAGAATAAACAATCCTCCACATTAAGTATATTAGAATAATAAACATACGAACACTATATAAATAAAAAAAAATAGAAGAGACGAAAATTTATGATAAAACCACCAACCACCAACATAACAAAATGTCAAGGCTACTGCTACAAACACACCTGCAACCACAAACAAGAAAAATGCTGCTACCTACACACAAAAACCCGAAAATGCATAATAAAGGAATATAAGATAATATGAACAGAACAAGCTACGGTTATATGAAAACCAAATACAATTACACCCCATCCGATTATGATATAAACCTTAAATATAAGGACATACCCACCAATATTAATTATATTGATGCAAACAATTTAACAAGACAATTACAACAGAAAACACCATTAACAAGGAAAATACACTTACAATTAACAGAAACAACACTCAACACAACACACACCATACAAGTAAGAACAGGATTACGGGTAAAAACATCAAAAGAAAATAAAGAGGTGGATTTCAAATGAACATAAGAGGAGAATACAAATTCATACAAGACAACACAATAATATATCATGACACGAATTTAATAACCACCTATGGTGAAACAGTATTCATGAACAGATTCATTAATGACAATTACCCACCATTAACCAACATCTTATTAGGTAAAGGAACAAGCACCCCCAAAAAATTAGACCTACAATTAGGCAACGAAACACTACGAAAAACAGCAACAAAAAAATACAATATACAGAAAAAAACAGTAACACTAACAACCACTATTGAAGCAACAGAAGCCTACAATGTAACCGAAATCGGAACCGACAATAATGAAAAACTATGCAGTCACGACACATTCGACCCATTAAACAAACTAATAGCTTCAGATAACCAAATAACCATCGAATACACATTCTACTTCGAAACAGGAACAGTACATAAAAAATGGATACAAAGCAAAGATGATAAAAAAATATATTACACCTATGAACCAAATACAATAACAAGTGTAACAGAATTAGAAACACAATCCGGATACCACCGAGTAAACAACCTCACAGAATTAAAAAACAATCCTGGAGCATACTACTATAATAATGTAACCCGCAACCTGTACATAACCACCACCACAGGAAACAATCCTGGCGATTACACAATCATCACAAGGAGCTGAAGAAAATCATGACAAACACCACAGGAAACTGCCCACCCGAATATAAAAACATGGGCTGTAGCAGTTTCGGAGAACAAAAATATGTAACAGCAGACCTACTCAGACAATACTGCATGAACGACGAATACCTCTACCAACAAATCCTCGAATTATGGAAATGGACAGCACCAGTCACCAGGAAAAGATTCAAACCAATACCATTAGATCCAGTCAAAAGTTTTGGTGTGACACAATCAACCGATGGAACCATTAATTTTGAGAAGAAACATAATAAGTTAATTCATGTTAATTTCAGCCGTTATAATGCTGTGCAAGCACCTTATGAAACTGAAGAAACAAGTATCTTGTATCATGGAGAGGATTTGATTGATGTTGCAAAATCAGACACCATACTATACTCATATTTGGATTCTGATGGTACTGTGAAAAAAGAAGTAACTATCCCCAAAGAATTAAGTCAAAAAACCAGTAAAACCACCAGAGATTACAGTCCATTCACAGTATTCGACACAGACACTAATGGAAACATTAAAAAGGATAGTGAAGGCAATCCAATTGTAATAAGTGACAGTATGACCTGTAACGAATTCTGGTATATTGGTTATGATCGTAACAGACATTACGAAACCAGACCTAACTGGCTAACCAACCAGTTAAATGGGGAAATTCCAGGAATTACTCGTGCTCAAACTTTCAAAGCAAGAAGCAGTGGAGTTTTAGAGGAAGTAGTGTTGAATTTACATGGTACAAGTAACACTGGAACTCCTTTAGTTGTTGAAATAAGAAAAACAGAACTTATCAATGGAGTATATACTCCAGTTGATAGTGACCAACCACATCTTGCTTATCAGGAAGTAAGGTTCACCACAACAGACCCAGGTGCAATGGCTGTGCATTTCGACCATCCTTGCAGAGTACAGAAAGGTGAAACATATGCAATAGTGTTATTATCACCTTTAAGTCACCCAAGTAATTGTTATTGGGTTGGTGGTTGGAATAAACATTGTAAAGCAGAAATCTATGAAGATGGTGACGCATTTCTTTCAGAAAACTGTGGTTACACTTGGATGCGATATGGGAAAGATGACAGTAGCCTTGCATATCATCAGGGGAGTCAGGCTCCACAGGACTTCGCATTTCAATGTCATATTACAACTACTACAGAGAATTATGACACCAGTAAGGATTATTATTGTTACTTTAAACCATTCTACACTTCACCAGTAAACCTGTTTAGCTTAACAAGTAATGATGATAATCAGAAAACTAATACAAGTATTACTTACGAGGTTTGGACTGGTAGTACATGGACAGAGTTAACTACAGGTCAAACAGAGGACAATACTTATGCTTGGACAGATGAAAAAGACAGAAGACAAGAAACATTATTCCGTGCCAAACTCAAAAGTTTAGACGGGAAAACTGCACCAGCAATTTATGCTTTAGGCATTATTTTAGGTGTTGACGCTCCGTTTAAAGCTTATGCTCGTACACAGTACTATTCTCCGGCAAGATTGGGAACAATATTAGGTGCTAATGTCTGGGGAAGAGTAAATGCACCTTATATTCTTGAACCAAACACCAGTTGTGAAGTTGAAATTATCCGTGACAAAATCAGCATGGAACATTTCGAAGTGATTGATTCAACAAGTGTTTATCGTTATAAATTCTTATTTGACTCATCTGTCGCGAATAAGATTCCTGAACCTCCTTCAAGTAGTGGAGATTGGGGTAAATACAAAACAACAATGAATACTTACTGTGAATCCAATCCGAAATTGTTGGAAACTTTGAAAATGAATAGTGTTTATGTGATTGGTTTCTTTGATACTTTACAATTCACAAACACACCTGCAAGTAATATTATTTCCGCAACATTTGTATCAAGTGATAAAGACAGTTCCAGTCCAGTAATAAATCTTGGAGAATGGCATGATTACATTATGGATTATAATACTGGAGAATTAAAATTCTACACTAATATTATTGGAGGAACAGACAGTGCGGGAAACACTGTGGAAACAGTATTAACTGAAGGAAGAATAAGTGTTGAATACAATCCTTGCTTTATCCGTAAATTACAAGGTTCAATGGTCTATGATGCAAGTAAAAACAAATATGTATTGGATACTAATTCCGATATGCCTTTCAGTATGGATTATATGAAAGAAACCTTAACAATAACACAAGACAACATCAACAAAGGATACATAACACTTAAAACATCTGCATTAGACCCATTAAGAAGTGTAATCTTAAACAAAGGCAAATCAAGTGAAGAAACCTTAATTGAAGATGAAAACTATAGTGTAGATTACAACAATCACCGCATAAACATAATGAGCAATACAGACAATACTGACGCAACACAATTCAAACAAGGCGACACACTAACCGTAGAATACACTCCAGATTTAGATGATACTGGAATAAGTATAGGATACAAATTAACCCGTACCAACACGGACAACCAGGTTACAATCAGTAACAACTGGATTGAATACAAAACATAGGTGAATAATAATGACAAAATATGAATGTAATGTAGACGGTTCACAAAACGAAGCAGGAATAACTATCACAGTAACAGACGGTTCCGTGATAGAATCCTTCACCGTAAGTGACGCAACAAAACTCAACGAAATAATACAACAAATAAAACAATTTGATGACAAATATGTTGATTCCGATGAATTAAGAAGCACATTGAAAAATGACAGCACATCACCCATCACAATCAACGCAACAACACTAAACGGATTATCCTCCGATAAATATGCTAAAATAAGTGATATAACTGGTTTCAGTACTGTTCCAACTAATCACAGTTCAGAAACAACCAATTACGGAACAGGAAGCGAAACCAGATATGGTCATGTGAAAATATCAGACAATCCTGATAAAAATGATGCTAACACTGCTTTAAGCACAAAAGGAGCGAAAACAATACAAGACAAAGTATCCGAATTAGGAACAGCTTCTGCAAAAAACAGTTTAAGAATATTTATCGGGCGAAACCGTACAGATAATGGAGAGCAGAATAGTCGTATTTTCATTAACAAAGGTGAGAAAATATATGCTCATGTAGTTTGTAATGTTACGGGTTATGATTACACAAAATCACCTGTATTCCTCTTGATAAATGGTGTTGCATATGAAAAAAGTGTTGGTAATGATGGGAAGTCTGAATTCATGACAATAAGCTTAAATCCGGGGACATATACTGTTCAGGCTTTTGTTCGTGGAAATGAGCAGGTTAACACTGCAAATGATACAAAAATAATGGTGGTGCAATAATGGATGATAAAAGAACAATGGACCAGTATTGGTTATTAATGAATAATATTGCTTACTGGTTAGTAAAAAACAATAAGAAGTTCAATACAAGGCAAGTATATGGTTATCAAGGTAGAGAAGCGGATTATGGTACTATAATTCGTGTAATAAAAGAAAGAGCCAGTAATACTCAACCTGACAGCCTTATCTCAGAGTTCGTTGAATGTGCAATAAACGATAATAAGGATTTAAGCTTCCTCCCAAACTATGTAGCAGAGCCTTATAATAATGGTAATAAGCTTTCTCGTGATGTTTATGTTGATATGGCTCGCCGTGTAAGTGAATGGGAAGTTAAACACAATGGACAGTCACCGAATTATGTAACGGTGATTGGTGGTTCAACTGTACAAAACACAACTGGTGCATTGTATAATTATTTAACAAATGCTGGTTGTAGTGGTATGGGACAATGTACACCATATAATTGTGCTTGTAATAGTCTACAACAAGCATTCTACCGTTTAACCAATATTCATGTATCAGAATCCACTATTGCAAGTGTAGCTGGAACAACAACTTCAGGTACTGGACATCAAGGTATTAATACCGCTGTTGCATGGTTTAATCGCAAATATGGACAGAACATTAAAATTACTTGGAAGAACTTCAATGATTTAGGAAGTTCTAATTCAGCAAGATGGAGCAAATTAAACGAATATGCAACAAAAGGAGCAGTATTCTGCCACATATTATACCGTAATAAATATGGGCATTATGAGGTTCTTAAATCAGTGAATAGTAATAATGTGACTGTTTTAAACAGTTTAGGGAACAGATGTAGTAAACCAGCATATTGCGGGTATATAGAAACTCGTAGTAAGTCAAATCAACTTTCATATATGAGAGGAATTAGCCAACCAAGTGTTGCAATCTTAACAAAATAGGTGAGGGATTTTTTTATGGAGCAAAATGATTTAAAAACAAGTTTAGGTAACTTACAGAAAGAATGTAATAGATTATATGATGATTATGGTGCAACACATAATATTATTTATTTACAAATTGCTATTAATAAATTAAGGCATGAATATGATTTGTGTGATGAAACAGAATGTATATATGAGGAATATGTGCAATAATTTTGGACGATTCCACTATTGGTGGATTCGTTTAATTTATCGTTTATTTTTTAAATAAAAGGTTATCCTATTGTAATAAGTTGATTGTAGAGTATTGAGGATTTATCAACTTTTAGTTGATAAACTTATATTTTTTTATTAATTTTTAGTGTTTTAATATGGATTATCATGTTATGGGCTAGTAGGAGGGATTAATCCCTCTTACATTTGACATATTACTTTTTTCAAATATATAAAATTATACACAATTAAAAATTTAGGAGGGAAATTAAACATGATATTTGTAATATTAACTTTAATACAATTAATTATAGCAGTATTAATATTAAAACAAGTGAAAAATACAAAAATATTATGGATTATCTTTTTCATAATTGGAATTATAAATTTAATACATTCAATAATATATTAAAACAGGTTGGTTATTTTAATCAAGTTTCATCTACTGAAACATTTAAACCACACCTATTTTTTTATATTTTAAAAGGAGAGTATAATCATGCCGAACATAACGATTAATAAAAAAAATCATGAAAAACTCATGGCAATAAGAGATGAAGAAGGATTAAAAAGCTTCAATGAAGTATTAAACAAAATACTCCCAAACGGAGCTATTAGTAACATGGATTTTGAAATAGAACAACCAGCATTCACATTAAACGATAAAGACACTATTAAAAATGTTTCATGGAATGAATTAAAAAAAGCAGAAGCTGGTAAAACATGGAGTAACTGTGAAGAAGCAACAATAATATACAAAGATGAAATCGGAGCATTAATAAGGTTCATTGATGAATACAATGAAGTTTATTTAAATTACTTCCATTTCCTGTAATAGGAAATGTAAAAAAAACAGGATCCATTTGTAAACACTACCTCTAGGTAGTGTTTTTTTCTGAAATATTATTTTTGCATGATATTGCTCATGCAATATTTATTTTAGGTGATCTTGTTATTTATATTTTATTTTTTTACAATCAACCGAAAGGGTTATATACTTGTATAACAATACATATGTATAACAAGTACAAAGGTGATAAAATGAAAATCATAGATGCAAATGGTGAAATGAAAACTGCACAAAAAACAATGGATTACTTGAATAACTATTTCAAAAAAGAAATAGACATTCAATTAATTGGAGATATGAGTGGTGATGAAGAAATTACTCATATCTTCTTAACAAAAGGAAAAAGAGGAAAAGATAAAGCTGTAGCAGTCACTACAGCTTACAAAGCATACGTTGGTAGAAGACAAGGAAATCTTGTCGAAATCAGGGATAATATAATAGAAATAGGTGAATACAATGAAATGTAATCATATATGTGAAGTCTGTGAGTATATCACAGACTGCATAGAAGACAGCATAGAAGAACAAGAAAACCAGTATTATCAAATGATAAGCTGGCAATACGATGAATAAACGGAGGTATAATATGTTTTGGAAAAAAGAAGACGAATACACAATTATTGATAATGTGGGTTTGGAGGAGTTAGAAGAATTCCTCCACACAAACCACATTTATTTGAATCTTGATGGTTGTGCTGAAATGTGGGCAGCCTTCAGCAACTACTACGGCAGAAAACATGGATTAAATGAGCTTGAAGCAGCAAGCTTCAGCAGTATCATATCCACTTTTATGGCTGGAATGGGAGTATCAGCTGGAACAGATGCATACTTCAACGAAGAAGCTATAGAAAATAAAGCTATTGAGTATTACAATGGTGTGCAAGCTTTGCAGGAGTATTCTGAAGTGGCAAAGAAGAAACTGCTTTTTAAGTTAATTTTTTCAATATATTCTGAAAATATTGAGAAATACGAACTGAAAAATCGAAGGATTGAAGTTCGTGTAACTGAAAGAGAGTACCAAAAATTTTTGGAATTGCCTGGTGACTCCAAATCAGAAAAATTTAGAAAATTATTAAATAAGGAGGAGTAAATAGGTTATGGCTGACTAAAATCTCATTTAATACTTTTTTTTATTATTTTTTTTTGTCCTGTGTGGAACAGGACAACTTATATGATAAGTAAATTGATTCCACTTTTAATTTATTTATTCACATATTAATAAATCTATTTTTTTTCATGTTTTGTGAATGAATAATACAAAGTATACTATTTTTTCATAACTACACTTAACACTATCATCTAACATACAATAATAATGCAAGAAAGGTATAAGAAAAAGAATACTGTTCAATAATAACAGGATAATCGGGATGTAAATATGGGAATATTGCTTTAATGTTATATGACATTAATAGCTG